AAATATTTAGAACAAAATCTCTTCTAATAGTATAATGGTTAAACCAAAGAGAAACGGAGGCGATGCGGCGGAAGCCGAATATACAAGATTGATAGATGCGAAGGTAAAGAAGACGGAAAAGTTTTTAGAGAAAGTAGAACAAGAGAACAAGAGAATAGACGACCACATCAGTTCTAAAGGGACTAATGCGAAAGAGAGAGAAAAGTTTGTATTAAGCAAGGAAAAATTAATAAAACAATTAGACAAATTAAAGAAGGAAGGAACAGATAAGTTCGGCAATTTATACTTGAAGGAGAGTTCTCGTTGGGGGGTTTCTAAATACGGAGACGGGTGGAACATCTTACACCCCACAGCGTATAAAGACCCCTATTTTAATGCCGAAATCAACAAACTTGACCCATTGTATGATAAAATAAAGAACCTCCTTGATAATTTTGGTGAGTGGGAGGTTAGTGGAGGTAGAATTAACCCAATCCCCTCTGTCCCCTTTGATGGTGTTGAAACCGAAGTTGGACAACCGAGGCAACCCCGCAACCGACCCCTTGATGCCCTGCCGCCATTTGCCGTCCCTACCATCGTGCCTACCATCGTGCCTGATACTGCTCTGCCTGACGACCGACGGCGAAGGGTAATTATCCCGTTCCCTGACTTTGACGACATTCCCGATGGAGGAATTAATATGGATAATATTGAAGGAGGTCGCCGTTGCCCGATGGAAGACCACTTCTTTTTCCCAGCAAGAGATAGGGATAGGCGATACGATACGGTCGATTACAGTCGGGTCGTTCCCCATCACAGGGGATTTGGAATGACGAATATATTTTAGATTTTTTAATCTCCATATAGATTATAATGGATAGTTTAGAGAAACCTGAATTAAAGCGGGAGGTGAAAATATCAACCGCACCCTTACCCAATATGGCGAATGCGAACTTCACCGTTCATTCGCACGACACCACGACGGAAAAGATGATAATCGCCTACGATGTTGCTGGGAATGCTATTGAGTGTAGTATTGATGATATATTAAAGAACAAGTATAAACCAAAACCCGACGGGGGGATTACAGAAGAGCCGAAAGGGAGAGTGTAGGGTGTAGGGTGTAGGGTCTGTTTTAATTAGTTATATTTGAAACAGACCTCCCAACCCATTCTGTATAATAAAACATTATAAGCACCCTACACCCTACACCCTACATTTCTAAAAAAGGAGCGTCGGCAGACATTATTCAATATATTTCGCAACCACCCAATCAGCAGATTTCCGTTTCCCTCCTTCGGGCGTGTTTTTATCCCGCAGGTTCTCAATCTCCTTTTGGAACTGGGGAAGAGTGTATCCCATCTGCCCCAAGTGTCGTCTCAAAGCAACGAACCTCCCGCAGGTCTGTATTTTAGGCGATAATTTCTGTAATCTCTTTTTGTTATACACGACATTAAAGCCGTCCTTCTTTGCCTTACCCAACAGGCGAGTTAAGTCGTTGGTTGCCTGACCCAAAATCAAGCGAATCATTCGGGGAATGAACCGCCAATCAGTATCCCATTTAGCCCCGTAAGAGTTGAAGTATTCAATCGTCTTATCAAAGCGAAACAGACCTACAAAATGTCCGCTGTTGTATGTGTCCTCAATCAAGAGAACCCTGAAACTATCTTTCTCGGGCAAGAGTTGCTCAATAGAATGGTAATCGCTCAACTTACTATACTTGATAATGTCGCTCGGGTCTATTTCAAGGTATTTTTCTAAATCAAAGTTAGTCATCGGTTCTCCTATTCTTTTTTCAATTTCAGCGTCGCTCATTTATATTATACGGATATAAAAAAAAGACGATTTAGATTATTTTGCGTTTAGTTTAGGCGATTTTAAAATATCAGTAGTATATAGAAATGGTGAATTGGGAAAACTCTTATATTTACGGGAAGAAGCAAGAAAGCGAAATCCTACCCCTGATACGCTCTTATTTTGGAAGAGAAATCACCCCGACAAAAGACAGGTATGCTAAATACGATTACTACGACGACGACTTCAACTACGAAGTCAAGTCAAGGACGAACACGATGAAAGCATACTCAACCACGATGATTACCAAGAATAAGACGGAAGGGAGTGATAAACCTGTGATACTGCTGTTCAATTATAAAGATTGCCTTGCTTACATCAAGTATGAAGAGGAGCAATTCAAAGACTACCTTGTAGAACAATTCAGCAGAGCAGGAAACCAAGCCGACGAGAAACCCCACCTATATATCCCAATAGCACATCTCTCCGTTATTGAAAGTTATTAATTAATACTTTGTTAGCAATAATGTATTAATTCCATCGTATCATATTGTAAAAAATTGATTGTGATTTATACCAACCTTCTATAAGCATCAAACAACAACAAGTCGTAAGACAAAGTAATTAAGATGACGACATTCGTAATGGATAGCGGGAGTGGTGAGGTGCGTGAGGAAACACCCTTGTTCCTACAAGACGGCGGAGAGGAGAAACTGGCTGTGCGTAGAAAAGAGTTGGAGGTCTTTGTGAAACTCTTAAAGACAGCCTCTTATTCTATCCTCAAAAAGACGCAAGTGTTCCTCAACCCCTGTCTTGAGGAGACGGAGTTGTTAAGATGGTGGAACGACCCTGCTACCAAGGTAGAGGTAGGGGTGTGGTTGATGAATAACGACCACAAGGTGAATGGTAAGTTCGGCAATTGGTCAAATGGGTTCTTGGGTAGTCGCTGGGCGGATTATAAGTTTAATGGAAAGGTCTGCCGTATCGCATTCTATTCTCGTAAAACCGACCCTCACAATTTCCCCGATGAAACAGAGAGAAACAATCTTAATGGTAAGAACTACCTTTTGTGTTTTGACCCATCTTAAACGAAACAAAACAAAACAAAACAAAACAAAACAAAACAAAACAAAAAAAGGGCAACCCCTCTTTTTTTATTGATACGATGGAAATATATGGGTGAGTGTAGGGTGTAGGGTGTAGGGTGGTTTTTAACTTTTATTATAGAGAATGGGTTGGGAGGGCTGTTCCAAATATAACTAATTAAAACAGACCCTACACCCTACACCCTACATTCATTATAAACCCTCTTTGTTATTTAGATTATTTCCAAAAAGAAAGAAATAGATTAAAAAAAGAAAGAAATAGATTATATAAATAGATTATTACTGATAAAAATAGATTATTACTTACTCATATAGGTAATAATTTATAAATTATATCTTGAAACAATCTATTTTATATATAGTTGATATAATCTATTTTTATCAGTAATAATCTATTCTGTGTATATATGAAATAATCTAATAAACTATAAATTAATCTAAATCTCTCTTATATTTGGATTAATTCCATCGTATCATTCTACACAAAATTGATTGTGATTTATACTATACTTCTATAAGCATCAAAACAACAACAAGTCGTAAGACAAAGTAATTAATATGTCGTCAGTCAGCATTTCCACAAAACTACCAAGAGTAATCCACAAAAAGGAAATTCTCGAAGAATATTGGGAAATCCTCGAAGAATATGACGATGAAGACGATGTCTGTATGACTTGGGGCTTGTGTGAGGGGCGGATTCGTCTCCTTAATGTGCGGGAGATGGTGGAGCAGGTGAATCAGTGGAATGTGTTGAAGAAGGTGGAAGGGAAACCGAATGACCCCTGTGGTATCCGTGTTGATTTCTTTAACAACAAGGAGTTCGTGATGAATGGTGTGAAGTGGTATGTCTTAATCGCACAACCCTTCGACGAAGACAAAGAAATCTGCTCGTTTGCTGCGTCTTGTCCTCTTTCCCTGTTCCTATTTAAGACGATGGTTGTGGGGCTTACCTTCGCCTTTAAAAGCAAGGACACAAGAGACTTCTTCGCCTTCGCTATTAATAACCGAGTTGCGGTTAGAAGGGGCGACTATTCAGGGTGTAATGGAGAAATTCTCGCAACCAAGAACGCTGCCGAACTGCTTAGCACTGCCGATGTTGCTCCACCAAAGCAGGAGAAAGTCAAAACCAAAGCGGAACTCAAAAAGGAGCAGACACGCAACGCCAACAAGGTCAAGGCGGAGGAAAAGAAAGCCAAAGAGGAACAGGAACGCCTTGCCGCAATCGCCTACGCCAAGAACCAAGCGGACAAGAAAAAAAAGGCAAGGGAAATCGCAATCAAGAAACAAAAGGCGTCGCTCAAAGAGGGGGAGAAATTGTTGAGGATATTTAGGGTGTTAGATTAATTAGGATTTTGTTAAAGTAATTAAGTAAAAAAGAATGTTTTTTTTAATGTGGTGGTATATTATAAGAATGAGTTTAGAAAACAGTTGTGCTACCTATATGAGTAAGTAATAATCTATATCAATCAAGAATAATCTATTATTTTAATCTATTTATTTATTTTATAATCGTTTTTTAATCTATTTTGTTCTTTTTGGAAATAATCTATTTGCTATCTATCTATCTATCTATCTACTCGCCAAAGGATTTGCTCCTCCAGTTCTCACTCTCTCCAATTCCATCTGGACGCTTTGTTTCATACACTCGGTTGCCTTGCGTTTTTCCTCTGCTGAACCGTGTTGGGATAATCTCAACAGTTCCTTTGTCTGTGTCGCACATCTGTCTGCGTATTGTGATTGGAAACGGGTCATCATTGTCTTGATATATGCTCGTTGTTCCTCTAATCCTGTGCGGTGAGCGACCCATTCAGTTTCTTTAAACAATCCACTCAATTCGTTGTGATATACCTTACGGCTAATGGTGGTAAGCACATCAATCGTCTTGATATTGTCGCTCAAGTGCTGAATAACCTTTTCGGCATCAGCCATACTCTCAAATGGAAGGAGTTTATACGCCTTCTTCTCTAACATCACGCTTCTTAAACGCATGTTTAGCATCTGGTTCTCGTCCTCTCCAGCCACTCTCATTTCTGCGGTTGCGACCCCTGATAAATCCATTATAGTCCACTTGTTTCGGGAGAGGGTAAGAGCATTCTTGATACTCACAATCCTCTCGTCGCAGTTGGTAATATATTGGTTAAACATTTTGATAATAATATCGTTTGTTGTTGTGTTGATGCTTATAGAAGTATAGTGTATTTCGCAATCAATTTTTTACAGAATGATACGATGGAAAGTATTGTCTTTATAAGGAATGCTGGGTGTAGGGTGTAGGGTGTCTTTAACTTTATAAATATAGAATGGGTTGCTGGGGATTTCTATTACAAACTAATAAAAACAGACCCTACACCCTACACCTTACACTGGGTAATATTTAGAGGAACAACCGACTTATAAATATATACTTTCCATCGTATCATTTAAAAAACAATTGAAGTTGAAACACTACTACTTACAGAAGACATCAACAACAGTAAAAGATGGTATTCGCCGAAGACGACCAAGGGGTATATTGCTACAAACACCCTAAATCAGGGTGGCTGACCTGCGAGGATAGTTGTCGTGAGTGCGGCAGACGGATAGACGATTGTGAGTGCGACAAACTTGACTTTGACTTATACGAAGCGGACACCAGCGAGGAGGAGATTGCTGATTTAGACCAAGTGGCTTATCAGGTGCGAGTTAATGGAGGCGACGGAGGACATCTCGGCGGGGAGATGGAGTGTATTGACGATTGTTTCAGGGCTATTACAGACTACCATTACAAAAACGAGGATTTTAATACTCTTACGATTACTCGCACACCAAAATTAGATGAGGATAGGTGTGAGTTCTTTGGTGTTCCATACGAGATTGAGGTCGTTTATACGATTACAAAAATGGAGGCGGCTGAAAAGGCGGCTGAAAAGGCGGCTGACGAATTAATCGCAGGGTGGGAGGAGGAGTTGAAGAAGAATAATTATTTTGGAATGTCTGCCGCCCAAATCAAAAGAATCAAGCAGTCGCATTCTCGTTGGGTTTGACTGTCTCCAAAAAAATACAAAAATAAAAAATAGGGGGTTTCCCTCTTTTTTTTGTTCTGGAAAATGAAACCATTATAAGAGAAAATGGTTTCATTCCATTATTAATAAATCTCTATAACGGAGAGATGGTTTATTGGGATATATAGATGGGGTTTCTCGTCCGCCTTTAGCCCCGCTCTGCTGAATTGTTCTACAAGGTAGTCTTTGAATTGCTCTTCGTCATACTTGATGTAAGCAAGGCAATCTTTATAATTAAATAGCAGGATAACAGGTTTATCACTCCCTTCGGTCTTGTTCTTGGTAATCATCGTGGTGGGATATGCCGTCATCGTGTTCGTCCTTGACTTGACTTCGTAGTTGAAGTCGTCGTCGCTGTAATCGTATTTAGCATACCTTCCTTCGGTGGGAGTAATCTCTCTACCAAAATAAGACTGTAATAGGGGTAGGATTTTGCTTTCTTGAGCTTTTCCAAATAGGTATGAATTATTCCAGTGAACCATCTCTATATATTCACGATATTTTATTTTCTGCTAAACTAACCGCAAAATAATCTAAATTGTCTTTTATTTTCTCTCTCTATAGTAAAATGAGCGAGGAGGAAATCCAAAAACGAATAGGAGAACCGATGAGTAATTTTGACTTGGAAAAGTATTTAGAAATAAACCCCAGCGACATTATAAAATACAGCGAGTTAAGCAACTACGATAGTATCCAGCAACTCTTACCCAAGGACGACAGTTTCAAGGTTCTCTTGATTGAGGACAAGCCCAACAGCGGTCATTTCGTAGGGCTGTTTCGCTTTGGAAAGACGGTTGAATATATGAACTCCTACGGGGCGAAATGGGATACTGATTGGCGGTTCATTCCCCGAATGGTTCGTCTTATCTTGGGTCAGGCGACGAATGACCTTACTCGCCTATTTGATAAGGCAAAGAAGGACGGCTTTTCCGTTGTCTATAACAAGAAGCGATTACAAAAGTTAGACCCCAAGATACAGACATGCGGCAGGTTCGTGGCGATGAGACGACACTTGGGGAAGATGGGTTATAACCTCACCCAGTATCAACAGGAGATTGAGAACCTGCGGGATAAGAACACAAAAGAAGGTGAAAAACGGAAATCAGCGGATTGGGTTGTTGCGAAATATATTATATAACTATAATCTAAATGAGCGTGTAATGCTGGGTGCTGGGTGTAGGGTGTCTTTATCTTTTATAATAAGAAGCGATGAACTTGTTATTATATTTCTAATTCTAACTAATTAAAACAGACCCTACACCCTACACCCAGCACTCGTCGTCATCTCCTTGGTTAGTTTTTGAGGGGTGGTATGGAAACACTTTCCCTCTGCTTTGGGTTCTGCTTTGGGTTCTTCTGTTATTCCGTAGTCTGGTTTCGGTCTGTATTTGTTATTCAAAATATCCTCAATGGAACACTCAATCGCATTTCCAGCAATATCGTAGGCGATTATCATCTTCTCTGTGGTGGTGTCGTGTGAATGGACGACAAAGGTAGCGTTCTCCATTGGTAGAGGTTGGGTGGAGAGTTTAATCTCTCTCTTCAATTCAGGTTTTTCTAAACAATCCATTATAATCTATATGGAGATTAAAAAATCTAAAATGAGTGCGTCATTCTAAATCCACCGTGATGGGGAACAACCCGACTATATTCCACCGTATCGTATCGTCTATCTCTATCTCTCGGTGGGAAGAAGAAGCTGTCCTCCATCGGGCAACGGCGACCTCCATACGACCTCTCGCTCTCGTTGTCGGTTTCTCCCTCGCTGTTGGGTGGGATAGGAGCAAATGTTGGGAATAGTTCCTGTGGTTGGAATCCAAACGGAAAAGGATTGAATGGTTGAATGTGATGATGACCTTGTGGTTGTGCGGGGACGACAGGCGAACCTGCTGGAGTTCCTACGGGGGTATTGTAGTTGGGATTGGGGACATCGCTGCCCGTTCTTTTTCCGCTCCGTAAAACTGCTCCTCCTTTTCTCTTTCGGTTAACCATTATACTATTAGAGAAGATTTAATGTTCTAAATATTTCCCAGAATAGTGTCTGTTGTCCCCTCTAAATATTTCCCAGTGTAGGGTGTAGGGTGTAGGGTCTGTTTTTATTAGTTTGTAATAGAAATCCCCTCAACCCATTCTATATATATAAAGTTAAAGAGACCCTACACCCTACACTCCTACACTGACCCAGCATTGTCCCTCTTAATCGTGCTTGATGTAGTGGTTGGAGGCGGTTTCCACACTCGTTCCCATCTCGGCTGCGTCCTCTTTGAGTTCCTTTGCCTTCTCCCCGTATTTGCTGGTTAAGTATATGTTTCGCAACAGAGATGAACCCACATTCTTACCGAATATCTTGTTTAATGCTCTCGTCATTTCCGTTGAATTGTTGATTGCCTTGCCGTCGTAATTCATTAGAAAGGGAAC